CTTAACTTACTTGTAATTGTACTTCCTGTTAAATCTACAACTGTTCCTGTTGAATCTTTGATAGTCAAAGTTTGTGTGAAATCAGCGTCTTGGTCAATAGTAATATTCTGTATTGTTGCCATTAGTCAAATTCCTATATATTAAATCTTTCTTATATTTATAATATATTTAAAACGCCCAACTGACAAATGAATATCTAGTACCTTTCGTACATTCTGTTACCTCATGAGGATACATGAAATTAGACGGAAACATTAGTATATCTCCTGTCTTTAATTTGATCTCTTTTCCTCTACAATGAAATTCTGATCCTTCGTAATCTTCATTTAGATTACCTACGATAGATACAATAGGAACGCCTTTCATCTTACCATCAAAAATACTATGTATATGATCGTAATGTCTTCTCATCATAGTACCTACTTCGTATTTATTAAAACGAATAGGACTAAATTTTGTTAGCCATTGACTACCTGTTTTTTCACCTTCCCAAGAACATATGTCTTGATATTCATCTAATGCCTTAACAAGAGCAGGTGTTATTTTATCTTGTTGTTCTCTTGTACAATGCATAACATCTAATTCTTTTGTTGATTCAGAAGTATTTTCACCAGTGGTGTAATTATTCCAGGTATGTTTTTGCCATTCTTTTTTATTATTTTCTTCAATTAATGACTGACAAATTTCTTTTGATATAGTATTTTTAACTATGATATAATCTTCAATTTGATTCATTCATTAATCTCCTTATATCTAAATGCGTTAGATTTTCCTCACTACCTAATGCGTCAATGCTAAATGTATTAAACGATAAACTTATTCTTTCTTCATCACCTTGATTTATAGGCACACTATGTCTTAAATTAGAGGGAAATAATATTAACTCTCCTGCCGTGCAAGGTAATAAAAATGTTTCAGCATTATATGTATTATATTTTCTAGGATCTAATTTCATACCGTGTTGACTACCTTTAGAAAATTGTATTGGTGGTAGTTTGGGGTCTTGTCTTAAATAAAACACGCCACTTATGATACTATTAGGATGAACATGCTCATGATGTTTAGAACCTTTAGGATTTCGATTACCCCACAGTTGAGTTATGACTAATCTTTGATTCGAATTCATTATTGTATTACAATAATCATCAATACATTCTTTAAAGAAAGAAGTTATATTTTTTAATGATTCGTGTTTTGTAAGATAGGAATCTTTAGTTTTAAAGTTGCCATTTTGAACTTGCGGCAACCATTCTACACCCTCAATGTATTTTAATTCTTTTTCTATACTATTTTCGTGTTTGTATATCTGAACTGGTGTAGGAAACACCGTTAATAACTCGTCTTTTTTCATCATCTAACCTTTCATAATATTATATAAGTATTTATAAGTCTTTTTTATTACTGTAAACCACCATGTGAGTCTGATACATTACCATTATTAGCACCAAATTTAGCAGCAGCTAAATCACCAAAATCAGCAGCATTACCCGTAGAAGCTATTGTTACATAATCTAAAACATTTTGATTAGTTGGACTTGAACCTCCTGCCCATACTCCTCTTATAGAAGTACCTGTAGCCATAGTTCCAGACCTACCGACTGTTAAGTCACCAAAATCTGTTGCGTCACCTGTTGAAGCAATAGTAACATAATCTAAAATATTATAAAAAGTAGATCCAGCATTACTTCCACTTCCTATAACACTTCTTGTTGAGGAACTTATAGCAGCACCATCGTACCTAGATTGTGTTAAATCACCAAAATCTGCTGCGTCACCTGTGGATGCAATAGTTATATAGTCTATAATATCGGTTACTGCACCTGGAGTTGTAGCATATCCACCTGCACATATTCCACGAGTTGAATTACCTGTTGCCATTGGAGTGTATCTAATTAAAGTTAAGTCACCAAAATCCGAAGTGTTACCTGCTGTAGCCATGGTAACGTATTGAATAACATTTATAGATACGGCTGGACTACCTGCTTCGCCGCCATAAATTATACCTCTAGTTGAGTTTGAACCTCCAGTCACATACCAAGCTGTTGCTGCTAAGTTTCCAAAATCAGCAGTATTACCAAAAGATGAAAATTCAAAAGATACAATACTGTTTGCTTGTGCAGCGTCATCACCTCCAGCACTAAAGCCTCTAGTCAAACTAGAAAAACCAGCGTTATGAGTCATCTCATCATGTGATAAATTTCCAAAATCAACAGAATTACCTAATGTAGGTATAGTTATCATTTCTATATCTGTTGTTTTTGCGGGATCGTATCCGCCAAGTAAAAAACCTCTTCCTGACCCAGGCATATAGGTTACTGATGGTCTTTGTGGTAAACCTAATTCTAAACCATTGTGACTTACTGAAGATCCTGCATTACCCCTATTAGCTGCAGCTAAATCTCCAAAGTCAGAAGCATTACCTAAAGAAGCAATTTGTAAAAAATCAATTATATTTGATATACCTGGAGCAGCACCTCCACCAAAAACTTGTCTTATTTGATTTGAAGTAGATCCTAAATCTCTCCTTGCCTGTGTTAAATCACCAAAGTCAGTTCCGCCACCTGTTGACGCTATTGTAATCACATCCATACCTGCATATGGACCTTGATTACCTCCACCTACAATTCCTTTAATATTACTACCACTACCAGCAAAACTTTCACTAACTGCTGATAGATCGCCAAAATCGGCAGCATTACCAGCTGAAGCAATGGTTACAAAATCTATTTGATTTATAGTGCTACCTGTATGACCACCTGCCCAAACGCCTCTTGTGGTGCTAGCAACACTGGCATTGTTTTGTTTAGCTTGTTGTAAATATCCAAAATCTACAGCATTACCTAAACTTTGTATCGTAATAAAATCTATAATATTTTTGTTTGTTCCTGAACTTGCAGGAGCACCTGCATAATCATAACCTCCTCCAAACAATGCTCTTGTGTTATTAGAAAGAGATACTAAAGATGTTCTTCTAAGCGTTAAATCTCCAAAGTCAGCAGCATTACCGCTATGTAATGGAGTAAAATAAGATATTAGTGTACCTGCTCCGTCAGCAGGTGCGCCAGGGGAAGTTGACCAACCACCATATATAATTCTAACAGCTGATCCTGCATTAGTACCTTTTCCAGCACCGTTTTGTTCACCTTGTAAATTACCACCAAAGTCTGTAGCGTTACCTGTTGAAGTAATATCTAATTGATAAATATCTGACACAGCAGAGGGTGTTGTACCACCCATGAAAAAACCACGAGATCCTCTAATCTCATTCGCTCTAACTAGATCGTTTCGTTCTTTTATATCCCAAACTGCCATTATGGTCTTGCTCCATATCCTTGATAACCATCATTTAATCCACCATGATTATTACAACCAGCTGCTATGTTACCTCTACCGTCTGTTAAATTTCCAAAATCTACTGCTTGTCCACCTGAATTAATTGTTGTGACATCCATTTCATCTTTGTATGCAGGTGAAACTCTTCCACCACCCCAAAGACCTCTTACAGAATTACTACAAGCAGCAGCGCCGTGTCTTCCTAAAACCATAGTCCCCAAAGTCAACAGCGTTTCCTTGAGAAGCGATTGTAAATCTATCCATAACTGTTTCATTACCTGATCCAGCACCTGTCATTCCAAATACGGAAGTACCACAAGCACCCATTGATCCTCTTGCGGAAGTTAGATCACCAAAGTCAGCAGCGTTTCCTGTCGTAGCAATAGTAATGAAATCCATAACATTTTGTGCTGTTGGTGTTTGTCCACCTGTAAATACTGTTCTTGTAGGAGATGAAGCGTGTGTACTATGTGCTCTTCTTGCAACTGTTAGATCACCAAAGTCAGTAGCATTACCTGCCGTATCCATAGTTATATAATCAATTATATTAGAATCTGATGGAGAACCATCTCCTCCTGCAAATATACCTCTTGTTGAGTTTGAAGCACCTGCTCTAAAAAATGTTCCTGCAGTTGCGTCACCAAAATCAGCAGCGTTTCCTGTTGTCATTATATTTACAAAGTCAATTGCATTAGATGGACTACCTCCAATTAAATAAAAAAATCTTGTGTGACTAGCAAATCCTCCAGCAGATTCAGAGCCAAGAGTTGAGTCACCAAAGTCAACAGCATTGCCATTTGTTGCTATGGTTACAAAATCTATTATATTACTTCCATCGTTATCGCCGCCATCGTTACCGTTAGCAAAAACAGCACGACCATTTCCAACACGCCAATAGCCACCCATAACAGCGTCTTTAACGTCTTTTAATTTCCATACACCTGAACAATCGTCTATTTGTGGATAGTTCGCCATTTAAAAATTCCTTAAAATATTATGATATTTTTTTTGCCCAAATACCATTAGCAGCAGTTGTCTGATTAAAATCTATTTCTTCACCATCTGCGTCTATATCTTTCCAATCGGATGTGTAAGTATCTAAATAAGATTTAATTGCAGCTGCATTTGCTAATTCACCTAGACCTGTTTCAGATGAACCGTCAACAGTTGCACCGATTAGATCCCAATCTTGTGGTGAAGCATTACTATTTGCTTTTGGATAATAACCACCGTCTGCAATGTAAGTAGGAATAGTTCCACCAGCAGTTAGGTTATACTTGATTATCTTGTTCGCCATTTGTTTTATCTCCTGTTAATAACTTTGTGTTTAGTGATTCTTCGTCATATAA